CAATGTGCTTCAGTTGCCGAAAATAACTGGGGCATTTTTACTTTAGCAACGGCTGAAAATTAAGCGCTTACGGAAAATGAAAAAGATTTTCGTGAAAAAGGGTAACCTTAATAAACCTACGGCCTATTAAGAACGTAAGTTCGATGTGCAATATGGATTACCTACTCTTGTCCGGAGAGTAGAGTTGGCTCTTGTCCAGCAGACCGAAGAGCAGACGTATAAATTTACGGGAAGTCAACGCGAGTGCTCGTTTATGCTGATGGTTTCTTGTTTCAGCATATTTCTTGTCATAGAAGGCTTTGTATTCAGGACAGTGCCTTATAACACTTCCGGCAGCTTCTATGATGTAGTAGCGCAGATATCTGTTGCCAGCTTTGCTCATGTGTTTGTCTTGGGCTACGAAGTCGCCAGAGTTATTATCGTTCCAAACGATACCACAGTATTTTGCGAGGGCATTGGCATTAGGAAAAGCCTTAATGGAACCCATTTCGGCTAAGATACCGGCTGAATAAACTTTACCGATTCCGGGAATGGAATTCAGTACTGTATACTCGTCAGGGTTTAGTCCCTGAACTGTTTGAAGGATTGCCTTATCAATCGCCTTGAGTTCTCTTTCGAAGGAACTGATACAGTTAAAGGAAGAAGCGATTGAGATAGTGAGCGGCTCATAGAGGCATTTATCAAGCCGGTATGAGTTGCGGGCTGCAGCCTGTAAGATTTTTGCTGTTTCTTCCGGATCAGCAATACGGCCTCTGCTCTTAGAGTTAATAAAAGCGACGAGGTCTTCTACTGATGAGTTTACGATATCTTCATTCGTTGTGTACTCAGTAAGAATGGCTTCAGCTGTGGCACCATATTTGTTTGCGAATGGGTGCTGCCCATCGCGGAGTAATGCGTATTCACTGAACTTGAGATAAATGTTGTTAAGCATGTAAGTCTTTTCCCTTGCGATACATTCAGTGATGTGCATACGGTGTCTGGTAAGACGCTGCAGGGCAAGGTATTGGGAGCCGCGCCACGGTTTGATTGCAATACGTCCTACACGGGCAAAATCAGCAATCACATAGGAATCTATGCCATCATTCTTCCCGATGTCGTTAAAGGACTTCTTGTAGTTCTTAACTTCTTTTGGATTGAGACAGTAAACCCTGACAGAGAATGGTGCAAGCAGGTCACTGGCAGAAAGATAATTAGCAAGATGGACACCATAGAAACCAGTGGCTTCCATACCGATAACAACGTATTTGAACAGATGGTTATGCTCTAGCACATCAGAAATCATCTGTTCCATAAGGGCAGCACCTTCCCGAGTGTTTTCTACGGGTTTCATCTTGATGTAGAACTTCTCATTGAAATCAAGTGCAGAAATAACATGGATACGGGATGCAATGTCAATCCCAACAAACAGTGTTGAGAGGTAATCAATATGTTCTTTCACGGATTCATCACCACCTTTCAATAAAAATGAAGAAGTGTAATCATGGCTTATCCCAGATCACTGCGCCGGCCTAAACCTCGCGTTATGAGCAATACCTGGCAGAAATACCCTGCTGGTGGCTAGATACCAGGATGCAGCATTTGTGTAATAAGTCTTAGGGCAGCATTAGGGTTGCATGCTTTCTTAGCAATAGCAAATGCTTTGCAGGAGTGATGAAGCAATGACCATAGCTACAGTTCTTATAGAACTTATTGTAACATCTGGGACCATGAATATAAAGTAACTTAATAACCAATAGACAGAGAATGGATGAACCAGCATGATTGAAGAAGAATCTTCGGAAAGGATGTTTAGAATTACCCTTCTGTCTAACAAAAAAGAATAAGCCTGTAAGCTGTTTTTCTTGCTTACAAACTTATTATACGAGGAATGATGAGAAGCATGAATGAAGTAACAGGCGTATACCCATGTTATGAAAACCAGTTTCAGGTTGACACCTCAGATTCAGGGGCGTCCGCAGCGTCCATGAAAGGGATTGCTGATTGTGAGACGTTCGGCGTGTCATTTGACAATGGTGTAGAGGAGTGGACACCGTTTGATCAGAAGGGCTGGACACGCAGGCTAATGACAGCGAAATCGGTAACGATTTCTGTGACGGCAAAACGGAATGTAGGTGATGCGGGGAATGATGCCGTGGCGGCTCTTGCCTGGAAAAACGGGCGGAGCGTGGAAAGGGATTTCCATTGGACTTTCCCTGATGGTACGGTAGTAAAATTTGCGTCGGCGGTTTTTAACGTAACAAATATCGGCGCGGGTGATTCCACGGCGGTAGCACCTCTGGAATTTGAAGTAATGAGCAATGGAAAACCGGAAATTATTCTGCCGGGGCAGGAGTAACAAGATTTTAGCAGGAGGGCAATATGGCGAAGAAAGTAGATATCACAGAGAAACTGAGCTTTGACGGGAACCCGTCACTGGTAATTAAAGGGAAGGAACTGGAAGTACATGCGGATGCGGCGACCGCCCTGAAAGTTATGGATACCCTGAGCGACGATCCGGGGCCGAAGCAGGTCGTTGCTATGTATAAGCTGCTGTTCCCGGATGAATCCAGAAAAGCAATTGACAAAATGCACCTGAATTTCCAGGATTTCAAGACTGTCGTAAAAGGTGCAATTACACTGATTACCGGAGAGGACGGGGAAGAACCGGGGGAAGCTGCGACCCATACTACGACCTGATTGATGATTATGATTTAATTGTATCTTCATTCCAGACGCAGTATGGGATACGGCTTTCGAAAGAAATAGCGGAAATGCAATGGGAAGAGTTTAAGCAGCTCCTCTCAGGAATTGGCCCGGACACGCCGCTCGGACGCATAGTTGCGATACGCTCTGAGACAGATAAGAGGACGCTAAAGCGTTTCACGAAAGAGCAGAGGCGGATACGGAACAGGTGGCTGCGGAAGAAAGCGCAGAGGGTATCGGGACCCGACATGGACAAGGTGCTCGAAGGACTGAAGCAGTCGTTTATCCAGATGGCAGGGAGGTGAGGAAGATGCCGGGAAACAGCGTAGGGCAGATAGGACTTGACCTGGTTGCAAATACACAAGGATTCCAAAGACAGATGTCTGGAATTACAGGCATGGCGAAAAGTGCAGGAAAAGCCCTGGCAGGAGCTTTTGCGGTTAAGAAACTTGTGGATTTTGGGAAGGAATGCCTGGATTTGGGCTCGGACTTGGCAGAAGTACAAAATGTGGTAGATGTTACATTCCCGGCAATGTCTGAAAAGGTAGACAGCTTTGCAAAATCTGCCGCATCTTCCTTCGGGCTGTCGGAAACTATGGCGAAACAGTATGTTGGAACTTTTGGTTCTATGGCGAAGGCGTTCGGGTTTACAGAGCAGCAGGCGTACGGCATGGGCGCGGCTCTGACAGGTTTATCGGGTGATGTGGCCTCTTTCTACAACTTATCCCAGGACGAGGCGTATACAAAGCTGAAATCTGTATTCACAGGGGAGACAGAATCGCTGAAAGACCTGGGTGTCGTTATGACCCAGACAGCATTGGACAGCTATGCGCTGGCAAATGGGTTCGGGAAAACGACAGATAAAATGTCAGAAGCGGAGAAAGTTGCGCTCCGGTACCAGTTCGTGAGTGAGCAGCTTTCGGCAGCACAGGGAGATTTTGCCCGGACTTCTGGCGGATGGGCGAACCAGGTGAAAATACTGTCCCTGCAGTTTGACAGCCTGAAAGCATCCATCGGGCAGGGGCTGATTAATATATTTACCCCGGTACTCAAATTAGTAAATACCCTGGTTGGGAAACTTTCAGTCCTGGCAGGGGCTTTTAAGTCGTTTACGGAACTTCTGACGGGAAACAAAGCGTCAGGCGGGGTAGGTACCGTGGCGTCGGATGCGGATGCCGCCAGTAAGGGGCTTGGGGACGCGGCTGATTCGGCAGAAAACCTGGCGGATAACACAGGGGATGTCGGAACGGCGGCAAAGAAAGCGTCGAAGGAAATGAAAAACCTGATGGGGTTTGATAAAATCAACCGCCTGGAAGATGATAAATCAGTTTCGGATGATTCGGCGGATGCCAATTTTAAGGGTATGGATTTTGGCGGGCTTGCCCAGGGCGAAACGTTCCTTGACGGGATGGACGCAAAGCTCGGCGGCATCCTGGACAGGTTCAAAGAGCTTGCAGGACTGTTTGAAAAAGGTTTTGCTTTGGGATTTGGCGATACTGATTTTGAGGGGCTTATCAAGGAGTGTCAGCGGGTTGGAAAGGCGCTCAAGGATATATTTACAGACCCCAAAATAACAGCGGCGGCAAAAAAACTGACAAATAGACTTGCAAAGACTCTGGGAGTGGCAACAGGCTCCATCGCCCGCATTGCGGTGAAATGGGGGGAGGCAATTATAGCAGGCATCGCTGACAGTCTGGAAAAAAATAAAAAATGGCTGAGCAATGCAGTGTCAGGGCTGTTTGATTCCTGGGGGAACGTGCTGGAATATGTACAGCAGATTTTTCAGGGGATTTCGGATATTCTCACATCTTCCGATGTATTAGGAGGTGTGCGCGGGCTGTCGGAAAGCATTACAACGGAGTTTTTGAAATCGGCATATGCATCCCTGAGCATAGGGACGACGATTGCCACAAACCTTTTGGGCGGCATCAGTGCTTATATAGACCAGAATAAGGAATACATCAAGGAGAAGCTGGCAGGGATTTTCAATGTATCAGCGGAAATCTTAAATTTAGTCGGGGATGTGAAACTGGCGTTTGCCGATATCCTGTCTGTTTTTGCAGGGGAAGAGGCACAGCAGATTACCGCAGATATCATAGGTATATTTACAGATGGTTTTCTGGGTGTGATGGAACTTGCCCTGAAATTCGCGAGGGATATCATCAGTACCATTACAGGGCCGTTTACAGATAATGCAGATGGGATAAAGGAAGCACTGCAAAATACCCTGGGACCAATCAGCGAGCTGGCTGCAACCCTGCATGATTCAATCAAGAAAACCTTTACACGGATAGGGAAAATGTATGACGCATATATCAAGCCCATGTTTGACTCTTTCAGGGATGGGCTTGGGGAAGTAGTAAAGACGCTCCTAGACGGATACAATGAGTATATTGCCCCCGTCCTGGACAATCTGTCGCAGAAATTCACGGAAGTATGGCAGATGCATGTACAGCCGTGCCTGGATGCAATCATTGATCTGGTCGGGGATGTGGCGGAACTCATTAAGAATGTCTGGGAGACGGTGCTCCAGCCAGTAATAAACTGGATAGCCCAGCAGATAATGCCGGCTATAGCCCCCGTCCTGCAGTGGATTGGCACCAGGTTCCTGGATGTTTTCGGAGGCATTGCGGATGTAGTGAAAGGGCTAATAAAAGCGCTTGAGGGAGTGGTTGAGTTTATTTCCGGGGTTTTTACGGGTAACTGGGAAAAAGCCTGGGGCGGGGTTAAGAAAATATTTAAGGGTGTATGGGATTCCTTTGTAGGTATTGTAAAAGCCCCGATTAACTTGATTATTGACCTTATTAATGGGCTACTGGGCGGTGTAGAATGGATGGTAAATGGTGTCGTCAATGCATTAAATACTATTTCGGTTGATATACCGGACTGGGTTCCGGGGATTGGCGGCAGTACGTTGGGCTTTGATTTGCCAACATGGACGGCGCCGCAGATACCGTATCTTGCAAAAGGCGGTTTTGTGGAGAGGAATACCCCACAGCTTGCCATGATTGGTGATAACCGCCACCAGGGAGAAGTAGTTGCGCCGGAAGATAAGATGCAGGCAATGGTAGATGCTGCCGTAAATTCTGTACGCCCAGGCGTGACAAAAGAAGAGCTGGAGCCATTGGTCAACAGTGCGGCGATGCGGATTGTGTCGGCGCTGTCATCCGTAGGGTTTAATCTAGATGGGGCGCAGATAGCCACACTTGAGCGAATGGCGCAGACAGGGGTTGACAGGCGGTTCAATACAGTCAATGTAGTTATATAAAGGAGGGGCGGCATGAAAGATGGAGAGATATTAAAAGCCGGGGGGACGGTGCTGCCGTCCCCGGTTTCGCTTTCCGTGTCAGATGAAATTATCTGGACGTCAGATACAAAGCGGACGCTGGCAGGTTATATGATTGGGGACGTGGTGGCAGAAAAAAAGAACCTGTCTATTAAATGGGGCTTTCTGACAGAATCAGAAGTACAGCTTATAAAAAAGCATCTGATAGCAGGCTTTTTTCCAATCACGTTTCGGGATGACGGGATAGACATAACGATAGACACTTACCGGGGGACACTGAGTAAAGAATATATGGGCTGGCTGGATGACGGGAACTTCTGGTACAGGAGTGTATCCGTAGATATCATACAGAGGTGAGAATATGATTCATACAAGCACGAAGTATAGAAGGGCGGTGCAGGGGAACAGGCAGTTCGGCATTGCTGATAGGATTACATTCCGGGATGGGACAACGCTGGAGCTAGACATAGAGGATTTCGTGTCTTACAGCATCGACGAGGCTACATCCAGCCCTGGGAAATTCGAAGTCGGAGCTGCAGTTATCAAGGAGTATTCGGCAGTTCTGAATAATGAGGATGGGAAGTTTGACAGATATGATTTTGAAGGGGCAGATATTGCAGCGCAAGTTGGGCTTATGCTGGAGGATGGGACGTGGGAATACCTGCAGAAAGGATACTACCGCGTGGTAGAAGCAAAAGCACAGGATTTAGTCATCCAGGTAAAGGCATATGACAGTATGCTGTTTTTTGACAGCCCTTACAGCGGCAGCAGGCTTTCTTATCCCGCAAGTTTGCTCCAGATTGTCCAGGACGCCTGCAACGCCTGCTCCGTGGCGTATGATGCAGGAAGCATAGAAATGGGAGGATATACCGTCAGGAAGCGGCCGGACAGCGAGACGTTGACATACCGAGATATTATTTCCTACTGCGCACAGATTATGGGTTGTTATGCAAAAGTCAACCATATGGACAGGCTGGAATTTGGCTGGTATGACCTGGAGTGCCTGCCAGACGGAATAGATGGCGGGGATTTCACTGGGACAGCACGCCCTTACGAAACAGGGGACACATTAAGCGGGGGAAATTTCACTGATTATTCTTCGGGGGATAGCCACGACTGCGGGACGTTCCGGGATGCAGCGGGCTACCACCATTTCTACCATTTGGGAAGCCAGACCATAAATACGGACGACATTACGATTACAGGAGTGCTCGTGTCTGTTGAAAAGCAGGAGGAAGGCGCAGAAAGCTGTTTATATGGCACGGAGGGCTATGTCCTGGAGATATCAGAAAATCCCCTGATACAAGAAGGCGCAGTGCAGCAGGTAGCAAGGCATGTAGGGCAGAAGCTGGCAGGGAGCATATTCCGGCCATTGAGTATTATGGTGCAGTCAGATCCGTGCATCGAAGCGGGGGATGCGGCTTTGGTAACAGACAGGAGGCAGCGCACCTACAGGACGGTAATCACAAATACAACCTTTACTATGGGAGGGATGCAGAAAGTCGAATGCAGTGCGGAGACACCCACGGAAAAGAACTATACGAAATATGGGGCGGTCACAAAGATACTGGCAAAAGCGAGGGACGAGGTAGATATAAAGCTTTCAGCGTATGACATCGCCGTCCAGCAGATGAACCAGCTGGCCGCGAATACGATGGGGTTCTACTCTACGACAGTAGCTCAAAAAGACGGTTCCATACTTGCATACAGGCATGACAAGCCAAAGCTGGCAGAGTCAAAAGTGGTGTATAAATCAGGGATAGACGGTTTTTTTGTTACCCGGGACTATACAGGGGAAGATTCTACAACCTTATGGAAAGCAGGGTTTGACAGCAGCGGGAATGCGGTATTGAATATCCTTTCTGTTATCGGGATTAATTTTACATGGGCACGCGGCGGGGAGCTGATACTGGGCGGTGATGACGGGAAAGGCGGCGTTATGCTCGTCAAGGATGCCGCTGGGAATGTGGTTGTCCAATGTGATATAAACGGCATCACTGCTACGAAGGGGACTTTCTCGGGAAGGCTGGAAGCGGCAACGGGGACGTTTAAAGGAAATCTGGAGGCGGCAGGAGGCACATTTTCAGGGGAACTGGAAGCAGCATCTGGCACATTCAAAGGGGCATTACAAGCCGCAACAGGTACATTTGGGGGAATGACAGCCGAGGGAAATACATTGGTTCAGGAATCAGTGGCTCAATATCCTCACTCTGGAGTTTATAAAATTATAATAAGCGGAGAGGGGGTATCATTCGATGATAGCGAAGTAAAATATAATTATTATAAAGATGACATGGTGCAATTTGAACCATCGTACAGCACAAAAATTGAACTCGATTCAATCGAAACAAACGATTTACGTGCGGAGAATTTAAAACTTGTAGGAATCGGCGAGGATGATACGGTAACGTGGCTGCTTGGGATAAATAAAGAAGGCGAGGTTGTGAAAATCCCCCGAAATGGAAGTAGCGGGGGTAACGGCAACGGGGGCGGCGATGACGGGGGAGAACTTGAAGTAAGCTAAGGAAATAACGCAGAGGGGGATGAAAAAACAATGGCAATCCAAATGAGACGCGGGTTAAAAGCTGATTTCGACCCACAGAAGATGCTGCCCGGTGAATGGGCTGTGTCTATAGATTCCGAAACATCCAACCAGATTGTATGGATGTGCTTTCGCGCCGGGATAGTGAAACGTATGGGTACATATGAGGATTTCAAGGCGCAGATAGAGGAAGCAACGGACGATATACGGGAGATGTATGAGACGACATTTAATGAGATAAAAGCCTATATGGAAGGGCTGGCCGACGAAGCGGAAGAATATAAGGATACTGCCGTTTCAAAAGCGCAGGAAGCATCAGGTTCTGCGGATTGAGATGGTCAAGCTTTTTTGTAACACTTACAAGGAAAAGTTTTGACATAATCATGCCTGCATTCTTTTTT